CGAAGGACGGAGCGCTCGGCAGCGGTGAGCTGGTGGCCGTTGTAGTAGTCGTCGTCCAGGTCCGACTCCCTGCGTGCGTCCATGGTCGCGTCGCGGAAGTCGTTGAAGGACTTCATCAGCCGGTCCTTGAGATCGGCCTGCACTTGGGGGTCCGGGGCGACCTGGGGCTCAGCCATTGGCGAGCGCCGCGTTCACTTCATCGAGACGCCTGCGGATGGCCTCGACGCGGGCGGCGTAGCCACCACCAGCGCGCAGGGACGCGGCCAGCTTGGCTTCCAAGGCGCGCTTTTCGGCAAGCAATTCGCTCATGACCCGTCCCGATTGGAACGAATATCCCCGAAAAGCCGATTTGACGCAAGATTATTGCGCGGTCAGGTCATGCCGTCTTCCAGCTCTCCCCGCTCGTATCCTCCCGGCCCCATAGGTCGCGCGGCCGATCTGCAGCCTTGGGGATGACGATGGCCGGATGCGCCTCGTCCAGCGCCCGGCCCATGTGCGCGGCGGCGTCCACCTCGTCGTCATGCTTGGCGCCGGGGAAGCCCACGTATTCGTTCAGCACCTCGTCGCCCTCGGGGCCTTCGGGGAGGTAGACCATCCCCATCGCCGCCTTGGCCTGGAATGCCTGGGCCTTCACCGCCTTGTCGCCGCCGGCCGTGGTCAGGGGCTCGATCCTCCAGGGCGTGCC